AGACATTTCCGGCCAATCTCCATAATGTTCTCATATATCCTTCCTCGAACTGGTTGGTCTGGAAATTGAAACCAGCTTTCTTATACGCCCGCTGCACGGCCAATATAAACCATCCACGATGAGGCAGCACCATATTAAGGATAGCGTTCCGGCTAGCCCCCACCCGGTTCTGCTCGTTCAAGGCGCCGTCGCAGATCTGCACCATACTCCTTACCCTACTGGACAAGGTGGGTATGTATCTGTCTATAATATCCTTGTTAGCCTCGTTCTTAGCCACGATCTTTCCGTCCTTGACGTCTACCATGTTCCACATAGAATAATCCCTTAAACGCTCCCAATCGCGTTTAGCCTCGTTAGCGGACATATTTCTGTCTTTCATCATCATCTCCTTGAAATTGGAGTATGACCAAAACTGACCCTCGTATAGGCGGGTATCATCCATGACCGATATAATGACCTGCGGATCCAACGGGGAGTTAAGAACCTCCATCATCTTAAACGGCAGATCCCGGAAGAAGGTTCTCCAGATCTTGTTATACGCCGCCGATCGTACACGGTTGCGGACATTGAATACGCCTAGAGCCTCTCCAACGACATATAGCTTGTTGGTACGGTTTATATCCCCGATCTCCGACACGTACGTACTTAACTGCTTCTGGGCTTCCCCGTAGGCGTATTTCATGGAGTCCTTGCTTATATACTGCCCTACCATACCCTCCAAAAGGAAATTGGCCTGCCCGGTAAGGGCGCCGGTAGCCGCCACGAACGGGGAGAAGCCCAAGTTGGATTTGGATACGAATTTGGTAAACATAAGAGCCAGCTTATTAAGATCGACCTTATAATTACCTATATTCCATTCAGCCCGCTTATTGTTTATCCTGACGTCATAGATACTGGCGTTAACCCAATCTTGGAACATCCTATAGGCATGCGTCGCCTCTGGGTTCTTACCGCCGTCGTATTGTGTCTCAAGCATCATGTTCCTGTATCCCATGACATCATCCAAGGCCGCCCTCTTATACTTGTAAGCGGTAGCCTGTAAGGATAACATGGAATAGGAGTAGGCGAAGTCATGGGACACGTCGTTGGCGTTCTCCAGCTTACTAAGATAGTATTTTGGGATCATACGATATTTGTTATCGTTCTCGTCAAGCCCTCCTAGGTCTTGTCCCTGACCATGTATAGGATCATCCACCCTATCGCCAACGATATCACGTACGGCGTTGCCGATAGCCGCCTTCGGGTCAACCCCGGCCTGCACCATCCTCTCCACGCCGCCCTTGGATATTTGTGGTATCTGGTAGATGTTCCTGAACCGCTCATCATAGTCCTCAATAGCCTTACGGCTTATGTTAAGCAACTCCTTCCTCATCTCCCACTTATCCTTATTGATCGTAGCTTCCTCCCCTTCGTTGGTAATACCGTATTTCTTGAAAAAAGCCTCGTTCTTGTACTTATCGAACCTAGGCGTATGATATCCATAACCCAGATCGGGATTATAATTAGGATTACGGAAAGAACTCTCGGCATCGGCCTCTTCTAGCCACTGGTTATTGATCGATAAGTCAATCATATTAATATCGAACCCGAAACGGGATACGCTCTCTTCCTTTGATATACCATTTTCCATGGCATCAAAGAACTCGGATACCTTATACGTACCGTTATTTATCTTCCTGACAAAGCCAGAATACCCCTTGGGAGAGTATTTTCTCATATAAGGATATAGCCGAGTTCTGGCGTACTCGATAAGTATACTATTAGCCTTACCCATAGCTATATCATTAGCCAGCTTATTGTTGAAGTCAGGACCGTACTTCTTTCTAAAGAACGCCACCTCCACGGTTGTCCATGACGGGTTCTTCCGGGATAGCTTGGAGGCCATCCGCTCCACTTGGCTGCGGGAGCGGGCGGACATATGCTCCTTGGCGAATTTAATTTCATCCATGCCATTGTCGTACGCCATGGCGTCCCTTAGAGCGTTACGGTAGGAATCCGTGACTCCACTCTCCACCGTATCAGGCATATCCATCTCAATAGCCTCAGCGGAAGCGGCGGCATTAATGACGCTCTTAGCTTCTGCCAGACGATCATACAACTCGTTTATCTTCCTTAGCGAAGCCGACCCGCGCAGCCTGTCGAAATCATATTCCCCGTATCTCGTGCTATCCCGGTACTGGATAAGCAAAGGCCTTAGCTGGTCATTGATCTCGTTTATTGTCGCCATCGCCTCCTCTACCTTCTCTATTCTTGATGATGATACAGATTGCTCCGTGATCTTATCAACAAGATTCTCGTAATAATCACCCTCCTCGGATCCCCACATATCCTTGGAGAAGCCAAGATGACCGCCAGCTAGCAGGAACTCGAACGCCGCCTTACCGCCCTCGGACCGCTCTATCCCACGAAGTATCTCCTTGAACTCGGCGGAAGCCTTACGACCATCGTTGGTATTCCCGAACTCCTCGGCCCACGCCTCGTCCCATGCCTTGATCTCCTCGGACATCATCAGAGCCTCGGATCCCTCTTCCTTTGGTGTCCCATCGGAATACCACTCGCTCTTGGCTATAGCCCTATCACGTAAGATATCCAGATAAGATCTCCAAGCTATAGGATCGGATTGAAACGCCTTCCAATCGACCTTCCCGTTCCTCACGAACTTATCCATAGCCACATACCTGCTCCTGCGGATACGGGTCATGAAATCGGACGTGGCTTGCGATACCCTACGACCCAGTCTTTCCTCGACCTTCTTATTGACTTTCTCGATCTTATCGTAATAAGCCTGCACCATAGGTTTCTCTCGGTTCTCGTCCAACCACCTATTTATCGCGTCAAGATATCGTTGCTGATCCTCGAACGTCATGTCCGAGATATCAAAATTCTGGATGGTAGGTTTGAATACATGATATATCTCCTTCGTAATAGGCTTATCCCCGTCATATCCTACTATGTCGTCACGGGTCTTCACCTTAAGACCTCTATCGGATAGAAGAAGATCAATAAGTTGTTTCTCGGTCTTACCCATGACATTCTTAAGATCATATATATCGATAATAGCCTTAGCCTGCTCGGTCCTGTATAGTAAATCGTATTTGGCGAAATCACGGGACGAGTCAAGATAATCCGAGTTCTTCCCATTTATCTTCTGTATAAGATCCTCATTATCCTTTATCCCCCATCCACGCTCTTTCATCATCCTAGTCATCTTATTGATATTGGATATACCCTCGGTATGGGCTTCATTATGGGCCTTGGCTAGACGTTGGCCTAACATACCTAAAATAGCGTTACCACTATGCTCCAGCGTACCAAAGAACCGGGACATGACATTGATATCCTCATGGATGTCATTTACCAACTTCTTTATCCCATTCCAATATCTTTCCGGGATATTAAACATCCTGAGCTGTCCATCCAGCCAGTCCTCATTACGATCACTTCGAAGAGCATTTATATCAGACATGGATGTCTCAGCCATACGTAATATATCATCCATATCCTCTACCATGCCAACCTTATTGCTGCCATAATAATCAGCCGCCTGATTATTGACGAATCCACGAAGGTTCCTGATCAGAGGAACTATCTCCCCATATACGTTATCGATAACCTGTATCGTCTCATAATCCAATCCTTTTCCGCTCTTACGTAGGCTACTGGCGACAGTGACCAAATACTCCACCTCAGCCTTGGCGGTCGCTATGACGCTCTTGGTGGATAATAGGTTGTTATTCTTATTTAGCTCACCCCCGACTTGTCTTACCTTCTCGCCTATATCACGTAGAAGGGAGATGCTTTCCCCGATCCTCTGGCTCTGGCTTGACCTCATCCTCTGTAACCTAGTGTATAGCCTCTCCAATGACCTCCCGTTCTTGATCAACTTATTAGCCACGTCAACATCCGATAATGAGTACATGAGATGGTCGCTATCCTTTAACAGAAGCACGTCAAATACGCTTGGATCATCAGCTAACGCCGACTCCTTTATCCTATCAAGAACCTTATTCAAGTCTGATCTTTGAGTAGAGAAGAAATTCCGTATAGCCCGGATTATCCTGCCAAACAAGGAGAGCTGGGCGTCCTCGGACGAGGCCAGATCCTCCACCGCCTGTTCCATGCCCGGTACGAACCGCTGGGCCAACGTCTTACCTAGGATCTCCCGCTTCACCATCCGATCCAGTTCCTCCCCTTGGTATTCCTTCCCATACACCTCATAGTAACGACCGGCAAATTGATTCCATAATGGCGTGCCGACAACAGAGTCCAGAACCTCGTCAATCTCCTGTTGGTTACGATAAGTATCGATCAAGAAGTGAGCCACCTCCTCATTAAGATCCTCTACCGTAGCTCCCTCAGCCAGGGCAATAACCCCATTAGCCATATCGGATAAGGCCCTAGCCGAAGGCTCGACACCATTACGCATCTTATACTTATCCATATACTCAGACATACCCATCACCCGGATACCTAACGTGGATAAGATGTTGGTGATATCAGTCCTGTTCTGAAGATCCTCCGCCTTCTCATTCTCAATAACCCCACGGACATTACTTCCGTACAAGGCGTTATCCTCCATCATCAACGACAAGGCTAGCTCCATGAACCCGTCATACTTATTATTGAGTTCCTCAAACTTACCTTGTCTTAACATGCCCTTGATCTCTGATCTGCTTACCGTAACCTTCTCCCCTGACGTAGTGATAAGATCAAGATCATTACTTACCTCCGTATCAAAACCGATGGAGCCTAATACGTTCATCTCAGAAGACATACTACCAAACCTATTCCTTAGCCTAGACAAGGCATCCATAGCGTTATAGATCTTAAGACCATCAGAATTGCCGGCCCCGGTAAGATAATACCTATCCCCTAACCTTGTACGTTCCCCACTCAACATACCTTTCTTGATAAGGTAATTAACAAACCCTCCACGAGTGCTTACATCTGAGTTTGAGCTAATACCAAGGACCGGGATGAATGACCCACTGTTATTAAGGGTTATGGAGGAAGAGCCAAAGGAGATATCAGCCGTACCGGACGGGACGTCGCTCTCCTCGACACTGCCGGCCAAGAACCCGGCCTCGACCCGCCCACCGGACGATCCTTTTATGGCGTTGGCGTAAGATTCGTGTATCTTGCCGTCATCCGATCTAAAGAACAGGCGAGGCTCACCGGAATCATATACCAGTCTTGAAGATGGAGGAGTATAATTCTCAATATTATTTAACGGCAAGACATTGCCAGAAAATATGATCTCCCCGTCTATACTTCCGCCTTTCACCCTAATATTAGGTCGTTGCCCGGTAAAAGCGCTTTCCACGGCCTTCCATAACATATGGGCTGTCTCCTTAATGTCTATATTCTCCCTGATAGCCCTTATATCATCCCATGACGCCTCTTTCAGTATCGTGTCGCCAATATTATCCTCATTTATGGAATCCAAATCCACCTCCTGTACCGTGGATGTATCTACCACCGCCATATCACTGACCTCACCTACCTCTCCGGAAGTAAGATAAGCCACGACATTGTCGCTATTCCCAAGGTTTCTGGCCAACGCTGGGGCATCCATGTCGCTTATGGCGGACAGGACCTTGGCTGACATAAGTTGCCCCCACTCGCTGGCGCTAAGTCTGGCGCTTATGGATCTGGCAGCCTCCTTATTTCTTGGCACGGATCTCGTCCAGTCTCCGAACTTAGACCTGAACTTATCGTTATAAATAGTCATATAAGCCTCAGCGGCCTTATTAAGGTCACTTACGGCGGCTATACCCGCTATCTTATCGAACAAGGTGGATACCTCGCCGGAAGGGGTCAAGACACGGGTTATCTTACCTTCCTTATTCCTTTTAATTACGCAACTCGACATAACTTCATGTTTTTGACAAAGATAAACAAAAAGCCCCCACAAATAAGCGGAGGCTGATATTCTTGTGTTCCTTATATAATTTATGGCTTAATCCGTATTCTTACTATTGATGAACTCGCTAACACAATCACCAGCGAAGCCGGCTATATACGCCGCATGTTCATCCTCCCCGACCTTAAATCCAAGCGACATATTACAGAACTGACACACGCTCATGGCTATATGGAACGACTCATGACATATATTTCTCATCATTATATCATCGTCGCTTGAGAAATTCCAAAGTATGGCGAATTTACCATCATCGTCCCTATCCCTTACCAGATTCACGAAAGACGCTTCCTTATCCATATCATCCTTATCACCCCATTCTCCCTTATGATCCGGCTCCATGTTCTCGAAACGGTTACATAACGTCTCGTAATCCAATCCTACCGTGATAATCAACTTCAACGGATATACCACGAAATCAAATTCCTGCTCTCTCATAATTTTTTTAATTTTTCTATAACCTCAAAACACATCTTGCACTCAATCCTACGATACAACTGCCTTACGCCATCTATCGTAGTCCAATAACGACCACCCTCACGGTGCAGGAACTCACTCATTACCTTAGTGTCAGCCACATCATGTAGGTCATATGAGTCAAAACATAACTTACTATCGTCAAGATCAAAATAAGTAACCTTATTATACGATATACAACTGATTTGTCTCCCATCAGGAATCTGAACATCGAAAACATCTATCTTATCCATATTAAAAAATAGAGGGATGCCGATCCCATCACAGACCGGTATCCCTTATAATAAATTAGCGACGAAAAGTATGGTGATGGACATGCGCCACAAATGTAATTACAAAATTCGTAAAAACAAAATATCAAGGACAATCACCTATGCATTCGCACGGAGCATCGCTTTTCAAAACCCCATACACCCGATTGTCGCTAGTCAGCCATCGTTTGCCGTCACTCGTAATATAAGCCTGCCGGCATCCCTCCTGATTCACCGTGAGCGTCTTCTTAATACCTTTTGGAGTTGTTATCTCCAGCTCAAGAGTCCGATCAAGACCGTTGTTCATCACCGAGCCAAAGGAAACGGGGGCGCTTCCGGCCCCGGACCCCGGACTGACGGTCAGAGGCTGGTCCGTTACCTCGCCTACCCCGTCCTTCCAATTAATATTCAAATCATTAGCCATAGTTGTATTATTTTTGTTCTATTGCAAAGATAGCAAAACAAATAAACCCCAACCGGCTTTAGTCGATCGGGGTCTGAGTAAGAGAAAAGAAACTGATTATCGTCCCATCATTCTCAATACGGTTCTAGCCGCAGCTTGCGCCCATGTCCAGCTGTCATTAGATGTTACGTTAACCGTCTGTTGAGTACCATTTACATCCAAGTTAATAGTCTCCTTGTCAAGCTCGATAGTAGAGTCTCCAGCGGCTTGCGTTACCGTCACGTTGGCTGTCTGGCCACCAGCGGCGGTTACTTTCAATGTAGCTGTCAGTTCCTCGATCGTGACGTTGGCCGGTACGTCCGAGATCGTGATGCTCCAAACGAACTCGCCAGCGGCTCCGGGATCGTCGGCGATAACCGCTCCGTTAGCCGTAGTCTTTCCAGCCGCCGTGTAGTTAGCCGGGAGCTGTAACGTAAGCCCGTTATCCTCAGCCGGCGTGACCGCGAACGTAAGCTTAGTACTGTTAGACTTACCGGTGATGGTAACATTACCGCCTGTCTTTTGCACGGAAGCGTTAGGGCTGTCTGATCTTACCACCTCAGCAGCCGCTGCCTGATTAACTACCAACGCCTTCTTAGCCCCGCCGTTCGTGGTGACCGTAAGGTTGATAGTGCGTTGAAGACGACCGGTGTGTTTCTCACCGGAGAAATTAACCGCCTGATCTCCTGATCCTGATACCGGGTCGACGGTTACGAAACCGAATTTTTGTGATGCCATACTTAAATATATTTACAAATGTCATTTTATTATGCCAAAAATAACTTGTATCATATCACAAGCCAAATATAGGGGGGGGGTAGATACGACTAGCCCTGTACAACCTCAACATACAACCCTACTAAGTCCTTTAGATTATGACTAAGAGGAGTTCCGCTATCCCTAGTGCACTTATATACATCAGCGTTCTGGATGTAATATTTATCCTTGAATATCTCCATTGGAGGGAAATACGGGATAGGATCCCCTATGGTCCCGGCATGCTCCTTATCAATGACCTTGTATAAGGAAGCCGTATTTAATCCGGGTTCCCATTCCGCTGACAACGTATGTGACTGAATAACCTCATAAAGGATATCCGTATCGTCCTTAACCACCCTGAGGCAGAATCCGGCATCCACCGACAGCCCGAACTCCGCCCCTTCTTGTCCCCATATAGGGAATAGGACCTTAACATCCAATTTCTCGTTAGGGGATAAAGATATAGCCTTGTTATTAACCACCATTCTGGAGAATCTGACAGCCACCTCCTGAGGATCGGAGGCATCTTTCTCCTTTGCCTGTTGCCGGACATAAGTCATGGTGATATTTACCTTATCTGGATAGCCGGGCTGAGCGTCAATAGCCCTCACCTGCTCTACGGTAGTGGCTAAGCTTACTTCCCTCTGTTTGGCTCCTAACGCCGACATCAGATCATTATCATACTTATCCATCATCCCGATCAAGATCTTGCCTTCCGTCATATCAAACTTCAGACCCATGATCGTTATCTTACCATCTATAGCCCCATCAGCCAAAGCGTTACGCCTATCATATTCAGGGATATAGATATTTTGGTCATCCAAGAAAAACTCATGAAGATTCTCATTCTCATAAGTCCTGATCTCCTCATACTTAGCCGATTTCTCCTCATTAAGAAGCCTTGAGTCATCCAATTTAGCCTCGATAATCTCCTTAACCGTAGCTTTAGGATTAGCCTCCTTGAACGCCAATTGCTCCTCCCCAAGCTCTATCCATGGGGCGGGATTCCCGTTAATGTAATCATCATAACTATAGCCATTGGCGTAATTATCATCAAGCGGATCGTCCTGAACTAATTGATTGGGATATATTTCCCTGTTTATATATACGTAGCTCATATCTTATATCATTAATCTTGTTCTTTAACGGCGATACTATACTTACCTGAAGCGTAACACCAGATATTTATCTCGAAAGGCTTGTTAGCCGTAGTGGTTATAGAAGTACCACTCATGCTTACATAAGCCCCGGAGTTGGGTATAGCCTGCGTGAAGGCCGCCGACGGGACGCACCTGATCATCAGCTCCTCCCCTATCTGCATCCCTGACTGCACGGATAGGGTGGTAGCGGCTGATAACGTAGCCGTGATACTTCTCTTGCTAATAGGCAGGTTAGCTAATGTCGTGACCGTATTAACCCCTATAAGCCTGTTCATGGTCTTCTTATCGGCGGCCGCCATCAAACCGTTAGTAGACTCATTGGCCACGGCATATGTCGTGTTAGGAGGTGTAGCCCAAGTGCCATCTCCACGCATGAAACTGGATGTACTGCCATTAAGCTGTCTCAACAAGCCGTTAGCTGTAGTAGAGGCCAATCCGTATGTGGTATTGGTAGGTACGACCCATGTCCCGTCACCACGAAGAAAGGACGTCTGCTTACCAGCGGCAGGAGCCGGAACTAATCCCGCAGCACCAGCCGCCGAGGCCGTAGCCGCCTTCATATTGGCGTAGGTAGTATTCGTATCCTTATAATAGGGGATACCACCGACAATAGGACAGGCGGTATAGCCGGAAGCGCTTGTCACGGTACTGCCGTTCTTGACCAATCCTGTGGACCCATTAGCTCCTACAACACCATACGTTGTATTAGTATCCGTCCAAGGCACGTTGACATACATCTTACCACTACTATCCAGCTCTACCGGATAATTCTTACCATTCTCAGCATATCCGATCATCACCAATCCTAAGGTTGTGGTATTGGCCTTGGCGTATGTGGTATTTGTCGGAATCACCCACGTACCATCGCCGCGAAGGAAAGAGGTTTGCTTGCCAGCAGCCGGAGCGGGTACCAATCCCGCCGATCCCGCGGCTGAGGACGTCGCTCCTCCCATGTTACTATATGTGGTGTTAGGAGGAGTTTGCCATGTCCCATCACCACGAAGATACTTGGCTTGCGCTCCGGCGGCAGGTGCGGGGACCAAACCTGCCTTTCCCGCCGCTGAGGCAGAAGCGGCTCCCATATTGGTGTATGTCGTGTTGGTATCCGTCCACGGAACATTCACATACATCTTACCATTTCCGTCAAGAGCTACCGGATAATTCTTCCCATTAGCTGAGTACCCGATCTTAACAAGACCCAGATTATCGCTCGTGGCCTGTGAGTATGTAGTGTTATTGTCAGTCCAAGGGACATTGACGTACATCTTGCCATTAGCCAATAGCACAGCGTAGTTCTTTCCATTAGAAGCATAGCCGATCTTAACCAATCCTAAGGTGTCGGCCGTGGCTTCATTATACGTTGTGTTATTATCCGTCCACGGAACGTTAACGTAAGCGTTGCCGGACGAATCCAGTTGCACCTTATAGTTCTTCCCGGAAGTCGTATATCCTACCTTAATACCGCCAAGAACGGTAGCGGAGGACGTGGGAGGGGTGAAGGTACTTGGTTTGCCCGTAACCCCGGACCAAGGCACGGAGGAAGCCTGACTGGCCGTGTAAGGCTCATATCCATCCTCACTGCTTAATTTAGACTCGTCTTTTATCAGATACATCTTACCTGTAGACGTTACCTTTACCGTATCACCACTTTGAGCCGTAGCGGTGGTAAGGGCAAATCTGGCCGTATCGTCAGCTACCACGATCAATCTCTCCAAAGCCGCCTTAGGCAACCTATCTATACTGATGGTTCCGGACGCGATCTTAGAGGCATCAAAATTAGCCAATGTCGTGGAGATAGTTACGTTGCTTCCGAAGTCCGATGAAACACTACCGGTAACAGCCCCGGACAGCGCTATGGTCCTAGCCGCCTGTAATTTCGTGGCGGTAGGGGCATTATCCGTCTTAAGAGCATATTTGGTAAGATCAATATCATTAGCCTTATCCAAAAGCTGCTCTATCTGCTTGCCATTGTATTTACCTTGAAAATCTTCCATATCAAACTTATTTTTTGCTCAAATATAACTATATACATAAACACCAAGAAATCGAGGGGGGGGGTAGATACGGGCAGGTGTTAGAAGCTGCCGTCCCCATGCAGGAACCCGGTACGGAATATAATAGCCTTGTCTTTAAGTTTCTGAACAGACTCCCATTCCCATTCACCCTCACAAGGTCTTATGACATATTTATTGCCCCAGATTTTGAATTTCCGTTCAATAACAAACATCTCCTTATCATTAAGGACATGAAAGATACTCCCAACAGGGAAATACTTATCAGTCCTCAATATAACTCGATGATGTTTCTCGTCATATTCAGGATCGCCTACGATACGGGCCTTATAAAACTGAAAATCGTTTAACGTCTGATCCACAGGCTCTATCCAATAATGTCCTTTAGCCATTGCTATTTATGTTTATTTATCTATATTTGCAGTGTAGTAACTCATAATGTTTTAAGTGATTTTCAACCAAAGGGGAAGGGTGTCCGTGAGGATGCCTTTTTTCATTCCCGCCCACCCTTCCTATGAACAAAAGATCTACCTCGAACAAATGTAATCATAATAAGGCTACGATCAAAAAGAAACCCTATCGGTATTCTATTGCCGACAGGGTTCTCCAACGTTGTATCAAACTAAATCATATCACTCCATTTGATTGTGTCACCGACGAAGCACCGCACCGCCAGATACCTTACGAACGCCGTCCCTTCCGGGGCGTCAGGGTCTTCCAGATAAGCCAAGACAGCCTTGACTATTTTCTGGTCGCAATCCAATACCTTAGGAAAGTAGTCGCTATAGAACATAGCGAACAGATATTGGATATCTCCCCAAGTGGCGTTATCAGGTTTCTTAGCCCCGCATTTATCGAACATCTGCTTAGCGTCCTCCATCGTCCATCTTCTCTTGGACCCGTCGGCATTAAGCATCTTGTCAGCGGCTTCCCTAGCCAGCTCCTTGGAAAAGTGATATCCATGGGTGTCTATATACCGCTTATAATCCGGGTCATCGGCGTCTGCTCCTCAGTAGTAACGACTCCTGCGTCCCCTGCGCATATACGGTTCAGTACCTTCGTACTCGTCACGGATGCCACGCTCACCGAACCATCCCCTGCGATACATCTCGTCCTCACGTTCATGGAGTCTCTCGCGTTTCTCAAGCTCACGCTCGTCACGTTCCAGCTCCCTCTCGCGTCTTTCAAGATCACGCTCACGGCGTTCTAGCTCATCCATTCTGCCGTCATGCTCCTTGCCATAGTGGTCGTATATTCCACCACCATAACCCATGTAAGTTCCATCCGAACGTCTGCTACGTCCACGGCCGCCTCTACGATCGTAGATCTCATCATCGTAGTCCTCATCGTGGCCGCCGCCTAAATCTATAACTCTCATCTTAACCTAATTTTTTAATTAACAACTCTTTTAGCTCATCGAAAGAGGATCCCATCCTATCGACTTTCTCCTCAAGATTCTTGATCTTCCGGTCTTGATCCTTAGTCTGCTTAAAAGCCGGATTGATTTCCTCAAGGATCGAATCACAAGCCTCTAGTGTCCTCCTATGCTTATCGATACTATCGAGAATATCGGAACTGGTTCTCTTAGCGGCGTTAAGCTGGTTCATGATCGGATCGACCGAGCAGGCCAAAGTTATGTTATTGGACATAGCGACATCCCTGCTCTCCGGTACGACATAGGTCATGGAAGACCCGTTTATCTCCACGGTAAGATCTATCACCCTATCCTGTAGTTGCTGATATTGCCCCATCTGACCCATCTGGGGTTGCTGGAACCTAGGCTCGGACACGTTAACCACATTCCCCATCCTGAACACCGGAACATCGGACGTATCCAGCGTATATACTTGAAATCCTTTCTTTAAGTCTCTAAACATATCTCGATTTTTAAGCGGGAGGGAATACCCTCCCATTAGACATCCAATCTAACCTATTCCTCATCAACAGTCGTCTCCGACGCCGAGGCGGAAGTTGTAGGCACACAGCAATCCATGAGCCTCAATACACCCCTTACCTTGTTGAAATAAACAAGGCGTTCGGTGTTGTTAACCATAGCCGCTCCGGTCACAGCCACGTTGATCGGGTTCACCACAGCCACGCCGGTTACCGGGCAGCATGTGTCATCACCTACCGTGGATACGGTGCTGTTCGCTGGAATAGCTATCTGTACTGGCAATGTCTCGCCTGTTGTCGGAACCACCTGCCGGATTTTCAGCAGCAGAAGGCCCTCGCATGGCAAGGACAGCCATATCCTTGGGTTGATGCCGAAGATGGTGTTGGTAGTAGTCACTACCACGTTCTTCGTGACCAACTCATAAAGAGACCCTATTTTAGAAACACAAGCCATAATAGCCTCCTTCCTTTATAGAGTTAAATAGCGGCGTTTCCGTTGTTGCAGCATCCATTGTTGCACCCACATCCGTAATTACCTCCATAAAATGCTTGACCCCATCCATAAGTCTGGTAAGGAGAGCATGAAGGATAAGCCGGCACAGGGGTAGGTCTCAACTGGTTGATCAAATTCTGAGTCTGTTGCTGAGTCAACGCGGAGGCTTGGTAAGCCGACCTTTCATCACGCAACTGATTGATCGTATTCTGCATCTCACGCATTTCCAATTGACAGAATTTATCATTAATCAAGGTTGTTTGAGCATCAATCTTAGCGCTCAAGATATTGAACTGCGTAGTAGCCTGCTCACGATTGTTTGTCAATCCTTGGTTGATGTTACTCTGAAGAACATTGGTTTGCTCTAACGTCCGTAATTGATTGTCAAAGCCTTGCTGCGTTATCATATTTTGAGTAGCGCACGTGCTTTGGTTGATCAAAGAACTCAAATTGCAGCAGCAAGAGCTAATTTGATTACCGATCTCACAACCTTGTTGCTGTACGGCGTTAATAACAGCCTGAGAGGTCATACCTACCTGACCAGCTACCTTATCGATAGCGCCTTGTACGTTACAGATAGCGCTTTGCAATTGAGTGGTAGTACAGTTCAAGGCGTTAGCGATCTGCTCGATAGCGCTTCTGTTACCTTGGATGGCCTGCATCAGCAACTCACGACCATAGTCGTTATTCAATTGAGCGGGAAGACCATTAGCGCAATTCTCACCACCGTTACCAAAACCATTGCCAAAGCCACGGCCGCCCCATAACCAGAACAGGACGATGATCCACAACCACCAACCGTTAGCCCCGCCGAAACCGTCTTGGTTGTTACGACCGTTCATCAAGGCCGCTACCAAGTTCGGATCCATCTTATTTCCGCCTATTAAATTGGCGAACATCCCCGGAATCATAGATAATAAACCGTTAGTGGCGCTTCCACTACCGGAACCCATACCGTCTAACAAAACGATTTTGTCTCCACTTGTACCCATGTCTATTTATTTTTGAATTAATAATAACCCCACCTGATGGCGGGCGTTACAAAGTTCAAAAATTAACAGTCCTAAAATCGTGATATGTGTCATCATCAAAGTACGTCATGTCTTGTAAATGGTATTAATAACGACTGACGAGAGACAAAAAATCCGGAGCGTATCACTACGACCCGGATTCATCGCAAATCTATAAAATCCAATGTTTCAATGCTCGAAAGAAAACGTCTCACGACGTCAAAGAGAGATTAACTACACGAAAAATCTCGCATCAACTTATTTGTATTAGCAGTGTATTCATTAACTATCTTACTGGATGAGGGATTATCCTCTATCCTTGACAGGCGGTTATCGTCACTCCTTACCGTAACGTCACCCATCCTTCGTACCATGTTTTCTTGATATGATGATGGATCGGAGTATATAAGATCATCAACGAACCTGTATATCGCACCATCAACCGTCTCACCTATCTTCTCATATAAGCCGGATTGGAATGACACGAAATCATCATACCTCCCACGAGCCAAGAACGAACCGTCCGGTCTCGCCTCGACACCGCCGTTGACCTCCCGGAGCAGGCCCGGATTCCTTTGGTACAGATACCTATAAAACCCGGCATCCATCATCCTATCCTGTCTATCCAGATAGAAAAGGTTTCTCATGCTACTGTCACCGGACTCGATAGCCACGTCAAACAGAAGATCCCTTACCTGACCTTCCGGCAACGACATCTCCATGCTTTTTAACGTACCTCTGTCATGGTGATTCAAAGATACATTATAAAATCCATTAAAATCAAGGAAACGTAAGACATTATTATATAAATCCGATTTTTTTAACCTTTCCTTGATCTGGATCTTCCTCAACGAGGTACAGGATTTGATAAAATCCCGATCCTTTCCCTGCCTAGCCTCGTATCTCCTGAACTCCCGATCAATATCAACATCATCCATCTCAGGAGTCACGGGATGTTGGTATATTAATCTGGTAAGGATCATGTTCTCGGTATTCGAGGATGAGATGTTGGACATAACTAGCTTCTTTATGTTATCCTTGACCACGCCAATATCGGAACGGGAAGCCCCGGCGGGGACCACGCCAGCCGGCAAGTACGAGGGCCGCTCTATCCCGATATCGGCCAACATCTCATAGGCCTGATCGGTGTCGGTTATCGGAGCCGTGTTATGGTACGTATTCCTACCCATATACAACATGCTCCTATCATACATATCGGAAGGGGATGTATTCCCGGACCTTACATACACCATCCTATCCCCAGTAGAATAAGTATCCTGAACCTCGTATATCGGGTTCCCTTTTCCTGTTATCCTATCAAGATCGGAGATAAAGCTATCGTATACCGAATTGCCGGCCTGTATGGAAGACAACATGACGTCCAGCGACGCCATAAGATCACGGATATCCTCAGGTCTGGATATAACCATCTCATCGCTGATCGCCTCGCTTATATCCACGCCCATGTCGGCAAGATCCATGGCTATGTCATGCAGACGTCCGGCAACGTCCTTGATGTCCTTAAAATCATCCATATCGATTATCTCCCCAACCTTATCCCTTAGACCCTTCATATCCTTAGGCATACTGATATACGGTGTGGTACTATTGAAGTACGAGTCGGTAATCGTATTTCCGTCCTGACTCCGAACCTCCATACGGGTCATATTACGATACGTGTCATACATCCGATCTGCGTAATCCTGATCCTCCTGATACCGGAGTGCCAAGGAAGGGTATGGGATGGAGGCGAAAGCCTGATCGAACTCCCGGCGGTCGCTGATACCGCCTACCGCCCTCATGATCGTATCCCTTACCTCTATTGGATTCAAGCCCCTTCTCTTTCCTAACGAGTCATATGTATCCTCATATATCATATAATCATCACCAAGGCCTGACTCGGAGGACAGGAAATACATATCCTTCTCATTAAGATTCCCCTCAGACATAAAATCGACAATCCTCCTCATCATATCCCTTACCCGCTCATACTCCGATCGGTTAGTCATGATATTATCAATCTCATCAGCGTCATACATCCCGGATCGTTCA